TAGCAGACCTTAATGATGCATACAAGTGGGCAACCACGGCAGCGGAAGCAAAACAATATGAATCTATTGGAATGGATACTTTGGCTGAGATAGCAGAAGTCCTAGTTACTGAATTAAAACCTCAGTATAAAGATGGTAGGCAAGCTTATATGGCTTTAGCTGACCAAATGATTCCAATGTTAAAAAACTTTCGCAATCTTAAAAATAAACATGTAATGTTTACAAGTAAGATGATCTCTGTCAGAGATGACGAAAGTGGTAAAGTTACTGAAGAACTTTTGATGCCTGGCAAAGTGTTAGGTAATCAAATACCATATTTAGTAGATGAGTATTTTAAATTGGAGGTAGATCGAAAAGGCATTTCTATGCTACAGACTTCTCCGTCAAGACTCTCATTTGCTAAAGACAGGTCAGGGGCATTGGACAACCCTGAAAAGCCTGACATGTCCTCAATCATAAACAAAATACTTGATAAAAGGAAACTTAAAAATGGCAATATTACCTGAAATGTTTACACCTGATGATGTAGAAGAAAACCCATTTGCAGCAATACCTGAAGGCTGGTATGAAGCAGAGCTTATCAAATCTACTTATGAAACTACAAATGATAAAGAAGGCAAATACTTTGCTATGACCTTCAGAATTATTGATGGTGAAAAAGTGGGACGCATGATTTTTACCAATCTTAATTGGGTAAATAAATCAGATGTTGCTGTGCGCATAGGCAAAGGAGACATGAAATCAATTGTTATAGCAGTTGGCCTTCCTGGTGACTATGATCTTGAAGATACTGATGATCTGCATAATATACCTTTGCAAATTAAAGTAAGTGTTAAGCCTGCAACTGCTCAGTGGCCTGAGAAAAATGAAATAAAAGGCTATAAAGCAATATCTGATGACTAATTTCAATCTGTAGTTTAATCAGCCCCTTAATTGGGGCTTTTTTGGTATAAACTCAAAGGATTAAATTAATTATGATAGTTGAAAGTTTTGAAGTTGTTTTAAATGAAGTAACAACAGAATCTTTGCCAAGAGATTATCTTGGCCTAAGTTCTATTGGCACTAATTGTTATCGCAAATTACAGCACGATCATTATTGGACTTATAAATCAATACACTCCGCTCAACTTCTTCGTCTGTTTGGAGTAGGACACAGAATGGAAGAGGTGATTGTATCTGATTTAGAAAAAGTTGGAATTCATATTGTATCAGATCAAGATGAAGTTATAGGATTTGCAGGACACTGGAAAGGACATTCAGATGGGATAGCATTTTCTGAAAATAATATAGATCAAAGGTTTTTAACTGAATATAAAACTCATAATGATAAAAGTTTTAAAGACTTGATTAAAAAAGGTGTGCTTGCCTCTAAGCCTATTCACTATGATCAAGTAACAGCATATATGGGATATGAAGCATTACCATTTTGTTTATATGTTGCATATAATAAAAATGACTCTACATACTTTTTTGAAGTTATTAAATTTAATGGAGAAAGATTTCAAGAACTCTGTAAAAAGCAAGAAGAAATAATACTAGCAACAGATTTATTGCCAAGAGTAGGAAACGATTCTATTACTTGGTTTGAGTGTAAAATGTGTGATGCTAAGCAAGTTTGTCATGGGTATAAAGACCCTGAAAAAACCTGTAGAACATGTAATTATGTTGATATAGAGCCTAATGGTAAATGGTCGTGTTCTTTTCATGATAAAAATTTAACTAGTGATGATCAACGAAAAGCTTGTGATTATCATGCATATAATAAAATGTTTAATATATGATTAAGTTAAGACATTATCAGGCGGGTTGTACTCCTGCTTTAACAGAATATATTAATTCAAATCCAGGAAAACACCCTTTAGTAGGGATGCCAACTGGAAGTGGAAAAACATATTGTATTGCAGACTTAGTTCAGCATTATAGCCCAAAATATGATATAATAATTCTTTCTCATGTAAAAGAAATATTGGAGCAAAATCATGAGTCATTATCTGAGTACCTTGATGAAGAAGTGGGGCTCAACTCTGCAGGTTTGGGAAAAAGAGAATGGAAACATATTACCGTTGCTGGTATACAATCAGTTTATAAACAATCTTCAAGAGTTAAAGAAAATAGCATCATCATTATTGATGAAGCTCATCTTATATCACCAAATGCAGAAACTATGTACCAAACCTTTTTTCAAGGTCTTAGGTCAGCTACTATCATTGGGTTTACTGCTACTCCTTTTCGTCTTGGTCATGGTCTTATATATGGCAACGGTAGGATGTTTGATGATCTTGTTTATGACTGGACAAGTGCTGAAAGATTTCAGCAATTGGTTGATGAAGGCTACCTTGCACAAATAACATCAAAGCGCACTAAACTAGAAATGGATGTATCAGAAATTAAGCTAAAGGCGGGTGAATTTAATGAAGGTCAGCTCTCCGCTGCTTTCGCTAGAGATGGTGTAACAAAAGAAGCCATAAAAGAAATTATATCAGCTGGACATAATCGTAAAAAATGGCTTATATTTGCAATTGACATTAATCATGCAGAGCATATAGCTGAAACATTACTTAGAAATGGTGTAAGATGTGCCCCTGTACATTCAAGGATGGAAGAATCAGGATTTGAAAGAGATAAAATAATAGAGGCATTTAAAAATGGTAAATATAGATGTGTTGTTAATGTTAACATACTTACTACTGGGTTCGATGAGCCTGGCATTGATCTTATTGCTATGCTTCGCCCTACAAATAGTCCTGTACTTCATGTTCAAAGCCTTGGCAGGGGATCACGAGTTAGTCCCAATAAAGCTAACTGTCTTGTGCTTGATTTTGCTGGTAATACTGAGCGTCTCGGCCCAATAAATAATGTAATTGTAAAACAAAAAGGCAAAGGCAAAGGAGGTGGAGAACAATTAACAAAAACTTGTCCTAATTGTAGCAGTATTCTTTCCCCTGCTGTAAAATTTTGTCCTGATTGTAATCATGAATTTCAGTTTCAACATGGATTATCATCTCAAGCTGCAAATATAGAATTAGTACAAACAGGTAAAGCATTATGGTTAAATTTAGACAGCATTAATTATAGCATACACAAGAAATTTGGATCACCATCATCTATAAAAGTTACATATAATGCAGAAGGTGTAACTATATCAGAATTCGTTTGTATTGAGTACAAAGGTTATGCAAAACATAAAGCAAATCATTGGGTAAAATTTAGAGGAGGTGAGCTATGTGAAACAGCAAAAGAATTATTAGACCAGTCTAAATTATTAAAAATTCCTACAAGAATTCAAATTCAGAAAAAAGGAAATTATAACACTATTAAAAATGCTGAATTTGATGTTTAAATGCATATACCTAAAAGTTATATGTAAAGTCTTTTTTATAACTAAATATTCTAAGGAATTTGAAAATAAAAGTAGACAAGACTGATGAAAAGCGTAAAATAGTATCACCGACTAGAAAAATAGTTGGCAATTTAAATCTAAAGGATATATATTATGGGCAAGAAAAAAGAAAAATTTGACGATGCAGAAATTGGATTTGATGGCTCTGGACATGATGTAGAAATTCAATCAGACCCTAATGAAGAAGTTCAAGCTGCATTTAGTATAGCTCGTGAATCTACAACTGATGAAGATGAAGTAAAACTTAAAATGATTGAAGCTGGTGCAACATTTAAAAATGTTACCCGCTTATATAATGCATACATGATTGATGCTGGTCTTGCTATTTCAAAACCAGATCGTGATGCCATTGTAGAAAGTGAATTAACTGGAATGTCGTTTGATACTGAAGAGAGCTTTAATGCTGCCATCTCTGTTCTTACTCTTGCAATTTCTGGTGCTACTGAACGTTCTGCTAGCTCATTAGTTCGATCTTTTGCTAAAAAGAATGAGCTGACTGTATATGCTAAGCCTAAAAGTGAAGGCGCAACCCGTACTAGCTTTGTTCATAAGTTTTATGAATTTTTAGTTGCAAACCCAGGCTGTTCAGAAAGTGAAGCTCATGATTTTATATTTGGTGTTGAGCCAAATGAGCCAACTTCTCAAAATGTCAAAAACTATGAAAAAATGCACCAAAATGTTCGTATACTAGCAAACCGCATTGCGGCTCAGTAGTAGTAAACATTTAAATGATGGGGCCTGAAAAGGCTCCATTCTCACATTCAGAGTATTTAGCATATGAGTAATATAATAGTTTTTGACACAGAAACAACTGGATTATTAAAACCTGAAATAAATAGTCTTAAAGCTCAACCTGAAATTACAGAAATTCATTGTACTAAACTTGATCCTTTATTAAATATAATTGATGAGTTTGATATGCTAATTAAACCAAATTTGCCAATTCCAGAAGAACTGGAGCGGAAGATAGGCATTACTAATCAAATGGTTAAAGATTCTCCAAGTTTTATTGACATTTATAAACAGTTATCTCATTTCTTTATGGACTGTGATACTATGGTAGCTCATAATATTGGATTTGATAGATCAATGTTAGCGAATGAGTTATCTAGGATTGAAAAAGTTCTTCATTTTCCTTGGCCAATTAATCATATTTGTACTGTTGAAAAATCAATGTACATAGAGCAACGTAGAATTACACTTACTAAGCTCCACGAACATGCCACTGGCACTCCATTTGAAGGGGCTCACAGAGCAGCAGTTGATGTAGCAGCTTTAGTAACCTGTTTTAAGTGGTTAGTATCAGAAGGTAAGATATGATAAATATAGCATTAAAGACTGAGTATTCTTTTAGACAGTGTTTTATGCCTATTAGAGATTTACATAAATATGTATTAAATGGTTATTTAGGTGTAGCAGATTATGATAATACATTCGCTCATGTGCCTCTTTCTATTGAAGCAGAAAAATATGGGTTTACTCCAATATATGGTGTTAGACTCCGCGTGTCAGCCCCTGAGAACGCCCGTACAGCGACTTCTCAAGAGTATAACGTCTTTATAGCCAAAACGAATAAAGGGCTTACAGAGCTTTACAAGCTCGTCTCAAAGGCATATAGTCAGTTCTATTATTTCCCTAGATTATTTTGGCAAGATATTGAGAATCTTCACCCAGACATATATATTCTTGGGTCAATGTATGAGAACTTTTTCCCTACTGCTGATGAAAGAACTGAGTATCAGCTAATAGCTGGAGCTAGAAAGTTTGGTGATGGATATTCTTACAATTTTAATCAGAAAGCTGATGATATGAGAATTATTCCTGAAGGCAATATTCACTTAGAAATTGCTAAAAAATGTACTGCTACTATTAGTAAAGCACCTATGCTAAAGTTCCCTGGCCGTATGGATCTATATGCAAAATGTGAGATTGGTGCTAAAAAGCTTGGAGTTGATTTAAGTGATACTGTCTATTCTGAGAGACTAGAATACGAACTGACTCTTATTCATGAAAAAAAGTTTCAGGACTACTTCAAAGTAGTATCTGATATTATTACCAAAGCTAAGGCTAAGATGTTAGTTGGCCCTGGCAGGGGAAGTTCTGGTGGTTCACTCTTATGCTATTTACTTGGTATAACTGGCATTGATCCAATTAAATATGGACTTCTTTTTGAGAGGTTTATTGACACAAATCGGTTTGACTTTCCAGACATTGACACTGACTATCCTGATGTACATAGAAAACAAGTTTTAAAAGATATTGCTAAAATCTATGGTGATGATTGTGTTAAATCAATTGGAACTGTATTAACTCTTAAAGCCAAAAGCGCACTTAATGAAGTAGCAATGGCTCTCAATATTCCAGCAGCTGATATTGAAGAATTGAAAGGCTCAATTATAGAAAGGTCAGGAGGTGATGCTAGAGCTGCTTTCTGTGTAGCAGATACATTTACTGATTTAGAAATAGGTAAAAAGTTTATTGAGAAATATCCAAGAATGAGAACTGCTGGCAATATTGAAGGACATGCTACTACCTTTGGAACTCATGCAGCAGGGGTCATAGTTTCAAACTCTCCGCTGACTGAATTCTGCGGTGTAAACTCTCGTGAAAATACTTTAATGATATCAGGCATTGATGCTGAAGCTATAAATCTGCTAAAAATAGATTGTCTAGGCTTGCGCACTCTTTCTATACTTATGGATGTTGCAAAGTTAAGTGGTTTTAAATATAGTGATTATTATACTCTTGACTATAAAGATCAAGCTGTATTTGATCTACTAACTGCTAAAAGGTATTCAGGCATATTTCAGTTTGATGGACAAGCTTTAGGAATGGTTAGTGCTCAAATGGGTGTTCAGAACTTTGATGACATGATAGCTATTACAGCATTGGGTAGGCCTGGTGCTCTTAACTCTGGTGGTACAGCTAGATACATTAAACGTAGGACAGGAATTGAACAACCAATATATTTTGGTGATCTTCATAAAGAAGTAACAGAGCCTACTTATGGTGTAGTAGTATTTCAGGAACAGACAATGACAATCTTGAGAAGAATAGGAAGTATGTCTTGGAAAGATGTTAATATACTTCGCAAAGCTATGTCTAAATCATATGGAGATGAGTTCTTTTCTAAGTATAAAGCTGACTTCATAGATGGAGCTCAAGGAAATGGATACACAGCAATCGAAGCGGAAAAAGTCTGGGAAGCCGTGGCCTCTATGGGATCATACGGTTTTAACAAATCTCACGCAGTAGCATATGCTATGATTTCCTACTGGACTGCATGGGCTAAGGCTCATTATCCATTAGAGTTTGCTGCTGCTAATCTTAATCATGCAAAAGATGATTCTTCCGCTGTGAAGCTGCTCAGAGATATACATCTTAATGATGGAATACAATATACTCCATTTGATCCAGATGAATCAGAATTAGGATGGACTATTCATAATGGAAAGTTATTAGGTGGTATTCTTAATTTGCCTGGTATTGGGCCTAAAAAAGCTCAAACTATATTAAATGCCAGAAAGGGAAAAGCCAAACTAACTCCTGGTCTAATTAAAAAAATGATGAATCCAGAAACAATCTTTGATATATTATTCCCAACTAAACATTACTGGGGCCAGCTTTATTCTGACCCTAAAAGTTATGGTCTTCATAGATCACCTAGCATGATAGCTGATGTTGTAGAGCCTGGTGATTATATAATTATAGGCTGTGTATTTGATAGAGATTTACGAAGCAGAAATGATACTCAGTCAGTAATAAAAAGAGGAGGCCAAGTCTTAGATAATCAGATCTATTATCTTAACTTGTATCTTGAAGATGATACAGATATTATTAAATGTACTATACCCCCATTTAAGTTTGAGGAACTTGATGGTCAAAATCTTGCTGAGAATATAACAATAGGTAAAACATGGTTTTTAGTTTCTGGTAAGATTCAGGGAAGCTGGAGAAATTTAACTATAGATGGTATAATTAACTTAAATGAAAGATTTGGAGTAAAGTAAAATGTTAATGGAGACACTAACTGTGACAAGAAAAGTTGCTATTGTTAAAAGATATAGTATG